CGTTTTACCCGATTCCAAAACGATCTCGGTCAGTTCGCCGTGAAATCGGCGTCGGAAACCTTTTTCTATACGGCCACAGAACTCCACCCGTGACGTGCCCGGCAAGCATCGGAAGTCCTCCCCCGGATTGTTTTTCGCTCCGGTCTTGAGGCAGGTGACGGGCGGCGACGCGAACGCGAACACTCCTCCATCGAGCCGGCGATGGTCCGGCCGGACGCGCTCGTCGTGGCTCGTGCTCCACTCGTAGGTCAACGCCCCGACCTCGGCCGCCTTCGCCTGACGGTAGCGCGAGACGAGAAGCGAGGTCTCCTGATCGGCGAGGAACGCGGCCTTGCGCTTGCTCACCCCGTAGCGCGCTTCGATGACGCCGGCGAGCCGGTCAGACCTGTATCCCGCGTAGGCGTTCTTCGCGACCTCGGCGCGCATCTCCGGAATCTCCGTCGCGAGAAAGTTTTTCACGTAGCGGTCGAGGTTGTTAGTGAAGTCTTTCGCGATGCTCGCGTTGATCTCCGGAGTGAAGTCGGGGACCACTTCAACGAGGTCGAGGCCCTTGGTCGCTCCCTGCCACTGGCGGTAAAGATCGCCGCGGATGCGGGAGATGGTCTGGTCGACTTCAATCGCCGAGACCGCAACGCGCACGTTCTCCTCCGCCGCCGCGAGGAAGCTCTCAACCTTGACGTGGATTTCTTTTGAGCGGTCGACGGATCGGACAACGGAGCCGCGCAGATCGAAAGGAAGGCGGTCCGTCGGTATGCGGAAGGTGTGTTCGGACGCCGAGAACGTGGCGCCCATCGAGCGGAGTTCGCGCGCGACCGCCGGAGAGAAGTCGCCGTAAAACGCGCCCTCGGCATACCATAGGCGTCCGGAGTCGAGCGCCTCGCGGACCGCTCCGTCCTTCGCGTTCTCCCGTCTCCCGTTCTTGCGCGGCTCGGGGACGCGGGCGATCTCGAGAAGTTCGCGGAGCGGGTCGAAGATCGCCTCGTCAAGGAACTGCACAATTTCCGCCTCGACTGCTACCGTGTAGGAGTCGCGGTGAATGATCGGCTTGAGGCGGATTTTCACTCGCCCTTCCGTCTCAGGAACCGAGCCCGCGCGAGCAGCTCGGGGTTTCCCGTTCGGCGATATTCGGACTCAAGGCGCGCGACGTAGGTTCCGATGGTCTCCGTCGTGATGCGCGCCGCGGCGGCCGGCGGAGGACGAACAGGGACGCCGTCGCCTACCTTCGGCGTTTCCTTGCGCGCGAAAAGTTTATTGAGCCAGTTCACGCTGCCCTCCGTTCGTCGGACCGAAGTGAGGCGCGTAGCCGCTCAATCCCTTTCGCGTTCTCCTTCTTCGCGTCGGCCTTGGCCTTGTCGCCGTCCGCCTTCGCGGCCTGGTCCTGCGCGTCCTGCTGCATTTCGAGCGGGGATATCGGCGTCCGCTTGCCGGACTCGACGGCCGTCTCGATGGTGAGGAGACTATCCTTCTTGAGAATCTCGGAAACCTCGGCGCCGTCGACCTGGTCGCGGTCGTAGAGGGCGAGCGCGCGATTCTGCTTCGATGTCTTGACGGCCTCCTCCTCCGTCCCGTTGAGGACGCGGAGCGGCTGAAACTCGTAGGTGAACTCCGGCTCGTAGCCCCAGAGCTGACGGCAGCGCAGGCCGATGACCGTCTTGACGATCTTGTGAATCTTGTCGCGGACCTCGGCGTCGATCATTGAGGCGTAATTCTCCAGCGCATCCTCGCCCGACGCGAACCCGCTCGCGCTCTGCCCGAAGAGTTTGTTCATCGGCATGTTCAGGTCGCAGCAAATCGCGATGCGGAACTCTTCGTTGATGTCCGCGAGGCCGCCGAACGCCAATTGCTTCTGTTCGTAGTCATCCTTCTGGTCCATCACGAGCGCGTTCTGGTAGTTCTTCAACCAGTTGCCTAGGGCGATGCGGAGTTTGATCGCGGCCGATCCCTGCGCGCTCGCGAGCGCCGAGTTGAAATTCTGAATCTTGTAAACGTCGACCTTCGCCTCGTCGACCACGTCAAAGAGTAGGTTTTGAAATTTGATGTAGGTGTTGAGCGTCCGCATGCACTGCTCCAGCTCGGAGAGCGCCCAGCCCTGCAGCCGCTGGCGGAGGAGCGACGGCGCGGACTGGCCGAGAAACTTGATGACGCGAGAGGCGTCCATCGGAATCCCGTAGTAGTTGAATCGGCCGGGGTAGCTGTAGCCGTATTGCCGATTTGCGAGCTTGTCGAACTCCTCGCCGGCGTTGTTGAAACCGGACATGGTGAGTTCCCAGCGGTCGGCGGCGAGAAACGCGAGGTTCGATCCCTCCGTGACCTCCTCCGAGTTGAACTCCTTGCTCGGATCGTCGTCCGTGACCGGGATCAGGCCGGAGCCGCCGAAGAGCCGCCCCCACGTCGCCACGTCCTTGATGACGGCAAGGTCACCCTCGTCCTTCATCTTCGCGTGAAGCTTCGCGAGTTCGGCCGGATCGGAAATCTCCGGAATCGTGATCGTGATTCCACCGCGGAAGGCGTCGTCGACCGGCGTGCGGATGAACCGGCGCACGATGCCGAAGGTCTTGAAGATGTATGTGAGCGCGGTCCGGTTGAGCGTGAGCGTGTTGTAGTCGGCGCTGGCGATCGCTGTCCAGGGCGTCGAGATCGTCGGCTCGAAAGGGTTTCCGCCGTTCTGTCCGCCGCCTCCGAAGTCGCAGAGGTCGGCGAGTTGGTTCTCGAATCGGGCGCCGAGAATCGAATCGGGCGCTTCTTCAACGACGACCACCGAGGCCGCCGGGTTTGGTTGGGTGCTCATCGGGCTTCCGTCCCTTCTTGCCTTGTTCGGCCGGAAGGGCAAGAAGTTTTCCCCGATGGCTCTCATCGTTGTCCCCTACTTCGGCGACCTCGCGAGGTTTCGCCCGCTCCTCGATCAATGGTTTGACTCCTACCGCGAGGCCGGACTGAGGAACGCCGGGGAGCGAGTCGTTCTCCTTTCGGATGTTAATGTCGAAGAAGCGGCGCGGGCCTACGACTGCGGTGCTTGCACGGTCGACGCCTCCGGGTTCGCCGATCTCATCCGGCCCGGTCAACCGTTCGACCGCAAGGGCGCCATCGTATGCTCGTGGCTCCTTGAGTTTCCATACACCTCGCTCGTTCTCGACGCCGACGCCTTCCTCGTTCGCGATCCCGAGCCGACGCTTGAGCCGTTCCGCGATTGCCCGATTGCGATGCCGGTTGACGACGGGGCGCTGATTCACTTACGAACTCCGACCCTTGAGGAGCCGTTCGCCGGCATCCGCAAGCTCTGCGCGGGGGTGATGTTCTTCGGCGGCGGAGATCGCTCGCGGCTTGTGGCCGGCTACCGCCGCGCGTTTGAGGAGATCGTCGCGCTGCCCAAAGTCCCGTGGTCTCCGCCGCTCGGTCATCTCGTCGAACAATACGCCTGGAGCGTCTGCGCGCGGCGCCGCGGGGGAAAGATTCTGCCGTCGTCGATGAACTGGGCGCCCAGTCATCTCGGGGAGAATCCATTCGCGGTCGTCAATCACCACTATGGCTTTCCGAAGTGGCGGGAGCTTGGGGTCAAGGCGCCGGCGAACTGCTGACTACAGATTCTTCACGAAAACAACGGTGTAATTGCAGGCCGTGGCTGCGCTCTGCGTTACCGTCCATGTAGCATTGGCCGAGGCCTGAGTCAGCGGAGGGTTGAAGTTGAGCTGCAACGGCTGACCGGGGGCGACGGCCGCGTTGGGGTAGTTCAACACCATTCGCGTCGTGCCCGCGGTCGCATCTTTGATCGTGATGGTCTGCGCGGCTGCACCCGCGGTCGTGACAATGATCGAGGAAATATCGTCGAACACACCAGCGCCGCCCGCCGCGACGATGGTAGTCTCGGAGGTCGTTGCCACGTTCGTTTGGGTATTGCCGATGAGTTCGCGCACGTTGGCCTCCGTTACCACGATGCGGCCGGCCTTGTCTCCCATGATCGCCGTGAGATTTCCGGCCGTGGCATTCGTCGGATTGGCGGTCGCGGTTTTCACGCCCGCCAGCTCGGCGTTGGCCGGAACGGCCGATCCTACCGATCCGCCTCCGAGACCAGCCACCGCGCTGTTGTCTGACGCGATTGTGACCCGGAGCGATCCGGTTCCGGTCGTGCCGTTACCCATGAGCGGAGTCACCGCGTTGATCTGCGCGGCGTTCACGGATTGATTCGCCGCGAGCGCCACATTCAGAGGCGTGGTGAGATTCGGCTGATCCGTGGCGATGACTATGCGCTGCGTCCCCGCCGACTTGTTGCCGGAGTTAACGTCGATGGCCGTGCCTGCGATGCTCGCCTGATCCTCGCGGAGCGCGCCGGCGGTCGTCAGCGAAAGCGGGCTCGTTTGCGCTGTCGTGTAGCTCGGTGCCGCCGTGGTGACGGCACCTTGAACCAACG